ATTGGCAGAAGTTGAACGGGGAGCAAGTCGATCCAGGGGATTCGACGGATTATATGACCCCTATAATGACTGCGCCGGCATCGACCGGACATGCAGTGGGGTCTTTGTCTGATTATATGGGGATTCCAACAGGGGTTGCTCTTCTTGAGCATTCTTCCCTTTGGCATCGAGCTTACAATTTGATTTGGAATGAGTGGTTTAGAGATCAGAATCTTCAAGATTCTGTTGTGGTGGACAAGGACGATGGTCCTGATTTGTCCACAGATTATGTTTTGTTGAAGCGTGGCAAGCGCCACGATTATTTTACGTCGTGTTTACCTTGGCCGCAGAAAGGGATCGACGTTACGATCGGCTTGACCGGGGATTTACCGGTTCACGGCATTGGTAAGGCGAACCAGAACTGGTCAGGTTCGCAAGGTGTTTATGAGTCTGATGGTACGGTTCATACGTACACAGGTTCTAAGTTGATTGGTGATTCTTCGGGAGCGGATAACCAGTTTTATGTTGAGAAGACGATTGGTGGTGCCGCAGATGGTTCGCCGAAGATTCGTGTTAGTTTGGATGACACTACTGCAGTTACGATTAATGCTTTGAGAGAAGCATTTCAGCTGCAGAGGTTGTACGAGCGGGATGCGAGAGGTGGCACGCGGTATGTGGAGATTTTGCGTGCTCATTTTGGTGTTATTTCTGATGACGCTCGTTTGCAGCGTCCAGAGTATTTGGGAGGCGGTTCAACGCCGATTAATGTAAGCCCGATTCCCCAGACGTCTTCGACGGATGGGACGTCCCCGCAAGGAAATCTTGCAGCGATGGGGACTTTTTCTAAGGGCGGTACAGGTTTCGTGAAGTCTTTCACGGAGCATTGTTTGCTGATTGGTATGGTTTCGGTTCGAGCTGATTTGAATTATCAGCAGGGTTTGAACCGGATGTTTTCGCGTCGTACGCGTTTTGATTATTATTGGCCGGCTTTGGCTCATTTAGGTGAGCAGGCAGTTTTGAATAAGGAGATTTATGCGAAGCAAGATGCGAATGACGATCTCGTCTTCGGGTATCAAGAGCGGTTTGCAGAGTACCGATATAAACCATCCGTTATTACTGGTTTGTTCCGCTCTACTGCTGCCTCTAGCTTGGATATCTGGCACCTCGCTCAGGAGTTTACGGCGTTGCCGCTTTTGGACGACGACTTTATTCAGGAGAATCCGCCAGTAGATCGTGTGATTGCGACTCCTACGGAGCCGCAGTTTTTGTTCGATGCGTACTTTGATTTGAAGTGTGCGCGTCCTATGCCGACGTATTCAGTTCCGGGTTTGATCGATCATTTCTAAATAAGGAGTGTTTATGGATCCGGCTACTGGTTTATTGATCGGTGGTGCTGTTACTGGTGTTGCGGGTGGCCTGTTAAATAAGGCCGCCCAAGAGGAAGCGAATGCGACGAATGTGATGTTAGCCGATAAGGCCTCTCAGACGAATTTGTTGTCTGCGCGTGAGCAGATGGCTTTTCAGGAGAGGATGTCCTCGACGGCTTATCAGCGTTCGATGGCTGATATGAAGTTGGCGGGTTTGAACCCGATGTTGGCTTTTATGAAGGGGGGCGCAAGCTCCCCTTCGGGTTCAAGTGCTTCGGCTGTGCCCGGTAGCGTGGGTGCTGCTGGTGTGGGGGATGCTGTGTCCCGAGCGTCAACGAGCGCTCGGGATGCTTTAGCTTTAAGGAATGAGTTGGCCTCAGGCGAGTCAGTGCGAGCTTTGAATGCGGCTTCGGCTGTAGCGAAGACGAGTGAGGCAACTCTCAATGCTAATAATGCGAAGGTTGCAGATCGGAACGCTAAGAATTTGGAGTTGGCGTCTCCGGGTGTTGCAGCTCGGAGTGCTGCTGATGTTGCTGAGGCGAAGATTCGGATTAAGCGGGCTCAGTCTGGTGAAGATTATTTTAAATATGATGAGTTTATGAAGAGGCTTCAGAAGGGTTTAGATTCTGTGAATAGTGCTGCTGATGTTGTGAAGCCGTTTCGTTTTGGTCCTAGGACTCAGGGTCCTAGTGCTGAAGGTTATGTCCCGAATTCTGATTCGGGTTATTCGATTTTCAATAATGGAAATCGTCCTAACTTCTATAGGTGATGATATGTCAAGGAAAGTTTTCCGGAAGGTCTATGAAGAGAGCGACAGTCCTGGTTTGGCGTGTCGCGGCGGGCGCACGAAGCAGAGCTTTAAGGAGCAGTGCGACATCAACTGGATTATGGAACGTTATAACAAGACGGGTCAGTTCCCAGATTTGGTGAAGCGAGAGGGTAAGTATGGAGATTTTTCTAGTGCTGGCACTTATCAGGAAGCTTTAAATGTAGTGCGTCATGCGGAAATTCAATTTGCTTCTCTGTCTAGTGCGGTGCGTGAGCGTTTTCTCAATGATCCGGCTCGCTTCCTAGAATTCGTTGGGGACCCGTCAAATGTTGATGAGATGGTGGAGCTTGGTCTGGCTACTGCTGAGACCATAGAGGCACCTTTGCGTGCGCCTAATGATGAACCTAAAGAGGTTCCTGCTTCGAAGAAGAAGAAACCGGGCGGATCCGAAGGATCCGACGGTTGACGCGCCGTAGGCGAGGGGCCCGACGCGAAGCGTTGGGAGTTTTAGACGTAGATCCACTTGATAATCTACGTCTAAGTGACAGACTCCGGCCCCCGAAAGGGGGTTGAGAGACTGTCACTTTTGTTTTTTTTTGTCGGTTTTCTAAACCAGAGAGGAATGGTTTTTTTATGGCGTTCAAGAGACGGAAGATGCCTTATAAAAAGTCGAAGAAGTTGTTTTCGCGCACTGCGAAAAAGACGAATAAGAAGAATATTACAGGTCGCCCGATGCGGGGCGGCATTCGGTTATAAAAGAGGGGAAAAAGCGTGCCATGCTTCTTCCCCCGAACGGGCTACCGTTCGTCGGTAGTTAATCCCACTGGTCTTCGTAGCACAGTTTGGAAAGCGTCGCAGTCGCATTTCGGCGAGACTTTCCCTGTACCTTGTGGGCGCTGTATTTATTGTCGTGTGAAGAATAGTAGGGAGACGGCTATTCGTGTTGCTCATGAAGCACAGCTTTATGAGCAGAATTGTTTTGTGACTTTGACTTATGCGCCTGAGCATTTGCCTGAGTTTGGAAGTTTAAATTACGACCATCCTGTTACGTTCATGAAGGATTTACGGGCTCGTGTTGCTTATCAAGAGCAGAAATGGCGTTTGGAACATCGCCCGATTCGGTCGTTTGGTTGTGCTGAGTATGGCGAGAAGAAGTCTCGGCCTCATTATCATTTGATTTTATTTAATTATGATTTCCCAGATAAGGTGTTTTTTAAGAAACACAATGGGAATGATTATTTTACGTCTTGGATATTGAAAGAGCTTTGGCCGTATGGCCATTCGATTGTGACGCGGTTTACCTATGAGACGGGTGCTTATGTTTCTCGTTATGTAACGAAGAAGATTACTGGACCTAAGGCAGAGAAACATTATCGAGGTGTTGATCCGAGGTCTGGTGTCGAGGGGCCTATTTTGCCCGAGCGTTCTGTGTGCCGTTCTTTGCGACCAGGTTTGGGAGCGTATTGGTTAGAGAAGTACATGGGTGATGTGTATCCACGTGATGAAGTGGTGATGCAGGGGCGGACGATGCGTCCGCCTAAGTATTACGATTTGAAGTATTCGGTTGAGAATGTTGAAGATTACATTAGGCTGAAGAATCTTCGTAAGGAGAGGTCTTTGGAAGCGGTTCCGCTTACTCGTAAGCGGTTAAGTCAGCTGCATGATGTAGCGAAATTAAAATTTCGAAAATACGAAAGAGGATACGAGAAGTTATGAAACTCAAAGTGTTTGCTGTTTATGATTCGAAGGCGGAGACGTATTCGCAGCCACATTTTATGTTGACTCGTGGACAAGCGATTCGAGCTTGGGAAGTGGCGGTAAATGATCCGGAGACGCAGTTTTGTCGGCATCCGGCAGATTTTACATTTTTTGAGTTGGGAGAATACGATCAGTTATCTGGTACTTTTGAGCAGCATAAAGCGAAAATTAGTTTAGGTGTGGCTGTAGAATTTAA